TACTTTGCGGGTTCCCGGCGCGGGAATTGTTTCCCTGCCCACTATCTCCCTTGACGATAACGTGATTTTCTATGGCAACGAGTAAAAGAATAACAGCCCCTCGAAATCCGGGAAGGGTAGAGTCCGTGAACCTCGCGAGCTACGTACCCAAATCCTACCGCGAGGGTACTCAAGGGGACTGGGTAAACTACGGGGACGACAACTTGTACCCGCAGTATCTGGTAGACCTCTACCACGCGAGCCCGACCCACAACGCGCTCTGCACAACTATCGCGATGATGATCTTCGGGGAAGGTTTCGAGCCCGCAGACCTCAACGCGAAGCTCCTCGCAGCACAGTGGGACCTCGACTCCGAACTGCGGAAGTGCGCTATCGACCTCAAAATACAGAACGGCTTTGCTCTGGAGGTGAACTGGAGCCTCGACCGGACCACAATCGCAAATATCTCTCATCTTCCGTTTGAGAACGTACGTTCGGGGTTCTGCGACGAGAACGAGGTGGTGGACTGGTACTACTACTCGCGGGACTGGCTGGACAAGCGGGTGGAGCCTACTCCTATCGCGCGGTTCAACCCCGACACGAAGAACGAGTACCCGACGCAAATTCTGTACATGAAGCCGTTTTCGGTAGGTTCCTACTACTACCCCAAGCCGGACTATATCGGAGCTATCAACTACATCGAACTCGAGAAGGAGATTTCGGTCTTCCACATCAACAACATCAAGAACGGCCTCTCTCCTTCGTTTGCAATTCACTTCAAGAACGGCATCCCTTCCGACGAAGAGCGGCGAATGATCCGAAGGGATATCGAAAACCAAGCCGCGGGAGCGCAGAACGCGGGTAAGTTCTGGATGACCTTCTCGGATGAACCCGACCGGGCCCCCACAATTGAGCCCTTCTCCCTTTCGGACGCAGACAAGCAGTACCAGTTCCTCTCGGAAGAGACCACCGCGAAGATTATGATCGGCCACCGGGTGACGAACCCGCAGATGTTCGGCGTGATGGTAGCGGGGAAGTTGGGAGGAGGGACCGAAATGGAGGCTTCTGCGGAGCTTTTCGACCAGCAGGTGGTACAACCGTTCAGAATGATTCTCGAAGATGCGGTAGAGACCCTTCTAAACGCTTCTGGAGCCACACCTACGCTGCTTTCAGAACAGGTGAACCTAGACGGGGCTTTTCAGTACCTAGAGGCGTGCGGAGAAGAAATCGGAGAGGACTGGATTCTAATCGACGAGCGGGAGGTAGACTACGACCGCGAAGAGGCTCACGACGCGCTGTGGAACTTCGCCCGTGCACTTCGAAATAACCCCTCGGCCAAATCTTCGCAGGACAATGATATCGTGCGTGTACGGTACGCGTACGCTCCTACGACCCTCTCTGATTCGAAGAGCCGGGACTTCTGCCGGCGAATGATAGACGCGATGAAGGTCTACCGGAAGGAAGATATCGTGCAAGCCGGAAAACAAGAAGTAAATCCCGGATGGGGACCCGGAGGAGATAAGACGTACGATATCTGGCTCTACAAAGGAGGCGGCTCGTGCCGTCACTTCTGGATGCGTCAAACGTACCTCAAGAAAGACAACGGGCTGATCTCGGTAAACGAAGCCCAGAGGATTATTCGGTCTCTCCCTCCCGAAGAAAGGAAGGATAATAAGCTCGAAGAAAACGACCGCAAGGTGGCCCAACGTCCACGTGATATGAAGAACCGCGGGTTCCTGAAGCCTCGCAAATTCACAACCCCGAGATAATGGCAGAAGTACTATTCGTGAACCCGAACTACCTCAAGCGGGTGACACAACTCAACGGAGCGGTAGACGAGAACTACATCTCTCAGGCTGTGATTTTGGCGCAAGACAAGAACATCCAGATATATCTCGGCTCCGACCTGTACGACGCTCTACGCACGAAGATTTCCGGCGGAACCCTCGCAGGGAATTACCTCACGCTGGTAGAGAGCTACGTCCGCAAGGCTACCGCGTGGTGGACTATGGTGGAGCTGATGCCTACCCTTTACGTGAAAATCGATAACGGCGGTTTGGTGATTCGCTCTTCTGAAAATACGACGGCTATCTCTCAGACGGACTACCACAGGGAGCTCGAGCGCGTCCGACAGAACGCGAATTTCTACACGAACCAGATGTACCGGTACTTGTGCCAGAATACGAGCCTCTTTCCCGAGTACACGACGAACCTCTATAACCGGATCTGCGCTCAGCCGTTCCGCTATTACCAGAGCGGGCTTTCTATCTCGGGGTCGTGGGACCGTCCTACGCTGACTCCGGAGTACGCGTATGCGATTAACCGATGAAGCAGGACCGAAGAACGAATATCGAACGGCTCAAAAAGTGGATAGATGGCAACGCTGGACGAGGTAGTGGACGCGCTCGCGCGGATAGAGACGAAGCTCGACTTCCACAAGGAGAGCATCGACAAGCACGAGGGCAAAATCCGCGACCTTGAGGTAAAGTGGTGGGGGAGTTTGGGCGGCGTTTTCGTTATAGTGGGTACTTGGGTAAAATCTCTTTTCAATGCGTGACCTTGATTTCATCGTTCTTCATTGCTCTGCTACTCCGGTATCTATGGATATCGGGGCTAAAGAGATTAAAGCGTGGCACAAAGGGAAGGGGTGGAAGGATATAGGCTACCACTACGTGATCCGTCTAAACGGGAAGGTGGAGCTTGGCCGTCCTCTGGAGAAGATGGGTTCGCACGTGGTCGGATATAACCGCGACTCTGTAGGAGTATGCTACGTCGGAGGCGTGGAGAACAAGAAGCCGAAGGACACGATGAACGCGGCGCAAGAGGCGGCGTGGAGAAAGCTCGTTTCTACATTACGGGCGCAATACGGGCCTCTCGAGGTTTTCGGTCACAACGATTTCACGGACCAGAAAGCCTGCCCTTCCTTCAAGGTAGGTGAGAAGTTCGCAGATATGAAGCTCAAATGAAGCAACTCTACCCTACGGTCTACTGTGTCGAGCCGAGTTTAGTGGCAAACGAACGGGCGCGGTACCTTTTCCTTTCGGATGTTCACTATGATTCGGTCCACTGTGATCGGGCCCTCCTTACCAAACACCTCGACGAAGCACTCGCAATGAACGCGAGTGTTCTTGTTTTCGGGGACTGGTTCGACCTCATGCAAGGGATGTACGACCCTCGCAGAAGCTACTCGGGATTAAGACCAGAGTACAAAAGCATCACGTACCTCGACGACGTGATAGAGGACTCTGCGGAGTACCTGAAGAAGTACAAGAGCCAGATGAAGTTCTTTGGTCGCGGCAACCATGAGACTAATATCGAGAAGCGGCTTTCTACCTCTCCTCTCGACCGCCTTACCGCGATACTCGGAGCAGGACACGTAGGGAGTTACGCCGGGTGGATATTCTTTCGGTTTACCGAGACCAGTGGAAGGAAGCGAGCGGCGGACACTACCTACAAGCTCCACTTTCACCACGGCTACGGAGGCAACGCGCCCCGGTCGAAAGGAGTTCTCGCGGTAGATATCGACCAGAAGGAATGGCCCGACGCAGATATGATAGTCAGCGGGCACACCCACCAGAAGTGGCACGTCCCGAAAACGGAAGAAAAGAAAAACGAAACAATTATTAAGGACGATGTTGTTTATTTTGGATGAGTATATTCACAAATCCGTTTTTTTCTATAGCTGGGCAGACAGAAAGAATAAAAAACGTAGGTAGTACTTTAAATGCGGCGTTTAACCCATTTGCAAAGGTTAAGGGAGTAACTTCTAATACGGGCAACGTAACCGCAGATAAAATATTATCTACCGTTGCAAGTCATCCTTATGTGTCTGCGGGGATAGTTGCGGGGGGAGTAACCGCAATAAAAAACCCTGCTCAAGTTTACAACGTAGTTAAAAACTTAGTAACTCCTAAAACCACAGTTGGAAAAGTCGCCGCTTTAGTTTCTACACCAGTATTATTAGGTGGTGCTATGCAAGTAGTAAAAAATAAACCTACAGAAACATTAAACGCGGTTATTTCCACACCTAATAAATTATTTCAAGCTGGACAAGACCTTACCAATTTAGCTACAGAGCCATCTATGGATAAAGGCATACAATTTGTAAAAGACCATCCTTATTTTACGTCGGGTGCACTTCTTACGGGGTTAGTCGCATTAGGATTTACTACTGGCTCGGCATTAAGCATTATTAGCAATTATCAAAATACAAAAGCAACACAAGAAAACACAGAGGCAAGAGAGAAGGATAAAGATAGTTCTACAGGAAATCCAATTCCTAATATAGGCGGGGGAACTGGATCCACATTTGTTTATAATATATTACCTCCAGAGGTTCCCGTTGTACCTTCATCCGTTAATAGTGCAGTTGCAGCCCCTCCAACGACAACGACGGAGGGAGCTCCTGCCGTAGTTAAGACTACAACAAAGAAGAAAGCAACTAAGAAAAAGCCAAAGAAGAAAGCAACTAAGAAAAAGCCAAAGAAGAAAGCAACTAAGAAAAAGACTAGAAGAAGTAAGAAAAAGCCAAAGAAGAAAAGTATAAATAGGAGGAAGTCCAGATGAATGTATGGAATTACCTAAGCTCACTACAAATCAAATTATCGGAGGAAGTGCTATTGCTGCTCTTGGCGTCGGCTTGGGTACTGTTGCGGTCGTTAGGCATTATCGCAAAAAGAGTAGAAAAAGGAAAACCAGTAAGAATAAAAGTTCTAGGAAGAGAGTTTCTAGAAGTCACAGAAAGCTCAAATTCGGAAGTAAGGCATATAGGAAAAAATACTTAAACCATGGAAGAAAAAGAAGAACACCACGCACGGCTGGAAAATTACGTGACAGA